TCTCATCTATAACTGTTACGGCTACGCCTGGTGATTGTAATGTCGCCATTCCCTATTCTCCTGGTAATAGTTTACTCAAAGTATTTACCAGTAAATCGTAAAATTGGTACATTACACCAACATAAAAAGGGATTAAAAAGGTGTAAATATCTTTATGAGACCACTTTGTAGATGCGGACAACGACCCCGCGCTGTTAATTATAAAAAGAATGATAGAGTTTATTATCGTAGCCTTTGTGAAGTCTGCATGACTCACGGGCTAAATCATGGAATACCCCGCTGGGCTAGAGCAGGGTATAAGATGAAAACCGCTTGCGATAAATGCGGGTTTAAATCACCGCATAAAGAAGTGTTTAGAGTATTTCACGTAGACGGAGACTTAAACAACTGTCGCTATAGCAATCTAAAAACTGTCTGCGCTAACTGCTCTCAAGTATTAAGCAAGGACGGAATCGTTTGGAAACAAGGGGATTTGGTTGCTGACTACTAGTTGTTCTGCTTGCTTATACAGATCATCGATAGTACTGTTATTGTCAATCACTATATCAAAATTACTACCAAGCCAAGCCCACTCGCTAGCATGAATTCCACGAATCTTCATTTCATTAATTGCAACGTTTGACCCTTTATTAGCTTCTACGGCGTGTTCGTACCAATCGGGCAACTGACCGCGCTGTACCCATACTATTGTTCCGCCGGCATTTTTAATAGCTTGTATTTCATTAGGAAAACGACAGTCACTAATTACAACATTATCTTTGCTGTTACGGATTTTATTTTCTAAACTGGCAATCCAGATATCGTCGTGGAAACTTTTACGGCATACTTCAGTACCCCAATATTGCAGCACCCAGCGTGGAGTTAATGTAGGCATTGCTAGTCGTTCTGCCCACCATGGGTCTACTTGCTCTCGCCATTCTCTGGCTTCTTTGGTGCGCCCTTCTAGCATAGTACGATCCCATCCGAAGACATTTGCAACAGCATCTTTAAGAGTGCTGGCAAAACTTTCTCGTCTAAATTCGTGGAAGTTTACTAGATAGTCAGCGACTGTGTCCTTGCCGCTGCCGATAAAACCGCAAATACCTATGATCATAATTGTCTCCTATTACAACAATTATATTATAGATTTGTTAAAAAGTCAAAGGAATTTAACCAATTATCCAGTTATAAATGTATAGCCGATTCCGCCGGACACATTCTTCATTAGGTCTTCAGTGAGCTTGTCAATTTCTGTTTGACCTTCAGTTTTAAGTGTAGCACCGTTTAGACTGCCGCCACCTTGAGGTCCTGCAATTTGACTAAATTTCTCACGTGCCTGACCAAGCATAATTTTACAGCTAGCTAATGCATAGTCTTTAATCCATTGTCCAGCGTAGGTATCTGTAATTATTGCGCTATCAGGTCTTGTATTATAAACCCAAAGCATCACACTTTCATCGCTACGTGGGCGTTGCTGGATTATTAATTTTCGACTTTGTGGGTTCCAGGTAAAATTAATGTATGACCCAAACATTTTACCAACTAGTTCTTGATACTGAGAGAATAGTTCATAAGTTAGCAATCCGCCCATATTTGTCGAACTTAACAAATAGGTGTTTGTATAGGCCATATTAAACGGTTCAAATACTGTACCGCCAGACCCACCACCAGTCCTACTGCCAATACTACGTCTGTAGATCTGACGTACTTGCTGTATTTCTTTAGGAAGTATGTACTCGTTAGTGTCAGTTTTTAATACTAAAAATGCATAGCTTTCTTCCACTGCATTATCGCTGCGTTGGCGGAATGTTGCTAGGGCACGATTTAGTGCTGTTTCGTAATGTACGGGGTCTAGTTCTACGTCAATCATACCGTCGCCCAGCATGGTTTTGCAGTAGTTATAGACTTCTTGTTTAACTTGATCGTTTTGGCTCATACAACTATTTATCGTAGCGGTAAATATATGACTATGCCAAGACTCTCGTTATACAAGCCCGAAAAGGGCAATGATTACAAATTCATCGATAAAAGCATTTGGGAAATGTTCCAAGTGGGTGGAACCGATGTATTAGTACACAAATATATAGGCCCTGGCTCTGCAACGCAGGGTGAAACGCCATCTACGCCTAAGTATAATAGTACTAGCGAAACACAAATACAGGATTTATTGTTCCTTGAAAATCGTGATCGAAAATATGATCCGGATATATACCAACTTCGCGGTGTTTATAACATTCAAGACATCGATTTTAATCTAAGTCAATTTGGTTTATTTTTACAAAACGATACAGTTTTTATTACATTCCACATTAATGACACTGTGGAAAAACTTGGTCGTAAAATTATAGCGGGTGATGTAATTGAATTACCGCATCTAAAAGATGAGCATGCTCTTAATGATTTACAATTTGCCCTAAAGCGTTTTTATGTTATCGAAGATGTTAATCGTGCTGCCGAAGGATTTTCAGTAACATGGTATCCGCATCTATACCGTGCAAAATGCAAACCTCTAGTTGATAGCCAAGAATTTAAACAAATTCTTGATGCTGTACAAACTGACAGTGAAGGTAATGATACTAACACTACATTGCGTGATATCATGTCAACTTATGAAAAAGAAATGCAGATCACACAAGCGGTTCTTGATCAGGCAGATAGTGATGCTCCTAAGAGCGGGTACGATACTACCCAATTTTATACTATACAAAAAAATAGTGTCACAGGACAGCCAGACATTATTACCGTAGACGGTACTGGTTTATTTGCGAGTTTAGAAACACAGGCACAGGACGAGAATGGTAATTTATTATTTGATAATCATGGTGATCCGATATATGTAGGGTCTACAGCAAGCACCGTCTTTAAGAGTCCTGAGACTAACGAATATCATTATGGTGACATTACAATGGGTGATGGTATTCCGCCTAACGGTATTCCGTTTAGTTCGGGAATAGCGTTTCCGATGTCTCCGACAGACGGACAATTCCATTTACGAACTGATTTCCGTCCACAGCGATTGTTTAGATTTAATGGAGCACGTTGGATTAAATTTGAGGATAATGTACGCATGACCATGAATAACTTAGGTGCAAGCGATGTAGTAGCTGGTGCTCAGTTCGAAGGTAAAGAAATACGTGAAACATTGTTAACTGGCTTTATTAACAACACCAAAGTTAATAAAATTAATGGTAAAGATGTTAAAGAAAAACAAAGCCTTGCAAAGGCATTACGACCAAAGGCGGATGAATAATGGATTTTTTCTATGATGGGCAGATAAGACGATATGTAACTCAGTTTATGCGTTTTTTCATTGGCTTTAAATATCAGGCAGGTGACGGTACACAGAAAACGTTACCAGTGACTTATGGGGATTTATCCAGACAAGTTGCAGCAATTATCAGAGAAAATTCTGAGAATAAAATGATCTCTGTTCCTAAGATTTCCTGTTATATTACAGGATTAGAAATGGATACTACTAGATTAGCAGCATCTACATTTGTCAGTAAAGTTAATATTAGAGAAAGAAATTATGAAGAATTTGATGGGCAAGGAAATCCTGTTTATCAAAACATTCAAGGTGGCAATTATACTGTAGAAAGATTAATGCCTACTCCATTTACATTAACAATGAAAGCAGATATATGGACTTCAAATACTGATCAAAAACTTCAAATCATTGAACAAATTTTAGTATTTTTTAATCCAAGTTTTGAAATACAAACTACTGATAATTATCTAGACTGGACTAGTTTAAGTGTTATTAATCTTAAGAGTACTCAATTTAGTTCTAGAACAATTCCACAAGGTACAGATAGTGACATAGATATTTGTTCAATGGAATTTACCATGCCAATCTATATTACACCGCCTGCGAAAGTTAAAAAACTCGGTGTGGTGAAAACTATTATTACAAACATTTACAACGAAGCTGGCGCTGTAATGAGCCTTGAGGATATACTATTAGAAGAAGGCAATCCCGATTTACAATTTAGATTTACTAAAATAATTACGGAGTATTATTACTTTCAAGCAATAACGGCCAGCCCAATGACTATAATATGAGTGTGATCGATGTTAATGAGGCTGTTAGAGTATTAGGTATCGAAATGCCGGTTAAACTAGGTAAACGGTTCGACTGGAATACTGTATTTGAACAGGAACTATTTGGAAAATTTACTCCTGGTCTTAGCATGGCATATTTTACACAACCAGACGGCACAGAAATCCGTGGAACGCTTGTAGTTAATCCTCTAGATCCTACTATTCTTGTAGTTACTATTTCAGATAAGCCAAGCAATTCTATTATTAATGGTAAGACATATATTAACGCTATTATTGATCCATATAAGTTTAATCCTATAGAACGTGCCGGCGGTCGTGATCCGGGGATTAGATATCTTGTTTTAGATGATGTTAACAATAGCGAAAACACCGCAGGACTTATGGCCTATGGGCAAGATCCGTTTGATGGAAGTTCAAGAGACGGGTATGATGGTCCAGATGCATGGAAGAATCTAAATGGTGCTGATCCAATTATTAAGAATAATTCAATTATTGAATGGATCGATGGAAAATGGACTACAATTTTTAATCCTGACGAAGAATTAACTGTAAAATATATTACCAATCTTAAAACCGGTATCCAATATAAATGGGACGGTACGCAATGGTTACGATCATTTGAAGGCGAATACACAGCCGGATATTGGAGATTTGATCTAGCCGGTGCATAAGTAGTTGATGCAACAACGTGCCGGTTTACTTTTTCTCGCCAAAGATACAGGAAGAATATTACTAGTCCTAGAAAATTCTACATGGACTGTTCCTACATTTGCTAGACAAAATGCTATCTATGACGATGTACAGCCCTTATTAGATAGCTATCAAACTGGACGATTGTTGCCCATAGAACTTTATCTTTCTGAAGATAAGGGATTTGAATATGGTACCTATGTATGTGTAGTCCAACAAGAATTTTTGACAGTAGAAGCTAAAACTATTTGTTGGGCCGATTTAAATTTCTTACCAAAACACCTACATACGGGATTAAAAACCACACTAAATAATCAGCTTATAAGAGCTAAGATTGATACAATAATGGTGCTAGAAAATGTTTCCAAAACTACAATTTGATGAACGCTGGTTAGCGGATTATGAAAACTTTCAGAAAGCAATTTCAGAAATTTCCGATTTTAACCTTCAAAAAGAATTAACAGAAGTATTAACAAAATTAAAAGCTGAAGTTGAATATATCGACTCAAGTCACGAACAAATTTTTATGACTGGAAAGATTCCAACCGAAGTTACAGAGCTGAGATCCAATATTTCCACATATCGTAAAATACTAGAAGAAGGAATCTCAGCTTATAAAACTAGCATCCGCCCACATTAAGCCTGAGCTTCTGACCAACGTAAAATAATATTAGCGTTGGTTGCAGTTCCTGCTACCTTATACACGTTAATAGCAAGTACGTCTGGACCATTTGGATAAGTTCCACGTCCACCAATACTTGTACTTGTTAATTCTTTCAACTGACTTAAGTCTAAAGCAGTTTGGTCACCTGCGTTACAAATAAACGAAAATACTTGTTCGCCCGGTAGTGCATATGGCGGTTGTCCAAATAGTAACGTAATACTAGCATCGCCTGCAATAGTTGCAATTGAGTTTTGTGTAAATGTAACTAGATATTCTAAACCACCGTTAGCAGCAATATATTCTGCAGGTCCTGTAACACTCAATACACGAGTACCAGCCGGGAATTTAGTATAGTCTTGAACCTCGGTACCTACTTTGGCCTGACTAGCTTCCCATGCTGCTTGTTTCATGTACAAAATGTTAGTTTTAACTTGTGTGTTACCTGTAGCAGTTGTAACTGTTTTAGTTGTTTGACTTGCACCACTGGCCCAGTTTACGTTACCACCTGGAGCAATTTGTGCAAAGCTAGGCTGTCCACCTTGTGCTAGACCAGTTAATCCAGTCCATTGTACTGTGCTTGGATCCGCTGGATAGTTACTTGGGTTTAACACTCCCTCAACAACTAGACCTCCAACTGCGCCTCCTGACAGCGCATCAGCAGTAATAACGATTTCTTGTAACAACAACTGCGCTCTGTTTAATAACTCTCTATCACCTAAATCGCCAACGATCGCATTAGAAACTGACGGCGCTAATCGAATCATAAACGCAGTAGTCTTTGTTGTCGATACGTTAATATTTGTAGATGAATAGTTAAACAAATAACCACGGTCATCATCAAACATACCGTCTGTTAGAATAGCACTACCCCAATGGCTAATTGCTGGACTGATCGTACAACTGATTAAAATTACTCCAGCTCCTACTGAATGACTTGCCGCTGATCCAGCTGAGTATGTTCTATTAGAACCAGCAGCAAAGTTTGTAAATGTTGCTGCTCTAGTTAATCCAGTTAATCGATCAAGAGTTTTACCAGTGAATGAAATTAGTTCATTGTCAACATATACTGTTCCGCTAGTTGGAAACTGTGAGGTATTGAATACTGTCATAAAAGTATCAGTAGTACCCATAGCTGCTCTTAATGCTGTTCTACCGCTTTCATTTTGTACTTCATAACGTACAGGTAAGTTAGCAGTACGCATATACGCTTCTGTGTTTACGTTACTGTTACGAATTCTATGTAAGAATACAAACTTACCGTCTGCACCTCTTAACATAAATTCAATAAATCCAGCAGCATACCATGAATATTGGATACCGATCATCTGCATCTTGCCTGGATTAATATTGTATCCGCTTGGTCCAGTACCGTCACCGTTGTCCATATTCCACTGCCCTTGTGGTACCAAGAAATCTTGTGTCAAACACAATTTAGCACCAATCGCAGAACTGTTACCTCGATAGTCTGGAGCGAATGTCATAGCCGTTTGACTAGTAATACTTGTAACTGTATGGCTCATACCGCGCAATACTATCTTATCGCCGACTTTTAATTGGTCTTGGAATCTAGTATTTGTACCTGTTACTGTGTTAGCATTTGGGGCAACGTTTACTGTTCCAGCTAACTGGAATGTACTAGATCGTTTACCTAACGATAATGTTTGTCCATCAAACTGATAGAAAATACCGTTTTGATCATCAAATGGACCTGAACGAACTGTGGCGCCGTGCCATGCCTTAACCGTAACTTTAGCATCAGGTCCTAGTGTGCCTGTTGCTGAGTTTAATGGAATTGCTGTGCGCACACGGAATGCTCTAGAACTACTAACGCTTTCAACAGTATATGTGTTATTGTATTCGAATGATGCCATTCCTGTAATTTCAATAACTCCGCCTGGTTGCAATCCGTGATCAGTGTCGTCTGTTGTAAATGTAATTATACTGTTTGTTGTAGTTCCGTTAGCCGTTGCAGTTACAATATTGTAGCTTGGAGCAAATAAAGCACCAGTGGTATACATAATACCTTTACCAGACTGGTAACGAATATATTTTTTACTTTGACGAACTGCTTGCGCACCGTGTTGCGGGCCGCCTGTACCTAGTTGTACACCGCCATCAAACGGACGATGTTGGAAGAACGCATCCGGTCTTGAATATATTACACCTGCCAAAGAAGTAACACTAGTGTCGATAGCACCTGTCGTTCTAGCTGGATAGCGTATTTGTGTTAGTGATGGAACTGATGATACAATAAATGGGCCTGATGCTAATGCATTATTTCCTGAAATTAAGTTTGCTGCTAAGGCTGTTGTTCCGTTACCTAATACTGGGAATATACCAAGTCCTGCATAACTATAATAACTAATTGATGACCAAGAACTGCTTGATCCTGTTAGTGTTCGTGTAGTCCATGTGCCAGTTGCTCCTGTAAATGATGTAATCGCTGTGGTTGTTCCACTGGCCACTGCTACAAAGTTATCATCACCAAATGTAATACAAGTCCATGCTGGATTGCTCGGCAGTGTGACTGAGGTCCATGATGTGCCGTCAACTGACCTAGCTCCTGTTGCGCTGCCGTTGGCTATTGCTAAGAAGCTACTGTTACCAAATGTTACTGCTGACCAGTTTTGGCTAGCTGGTAACACACCAGTTGCAACCCATGTAACTCCGCCGTCATATGAGTAATTTCCTACAGTACCTCCCGATGCAATTGCGACAAAATATGCTAGAGTACCAATTAAACCGCCTGTAACGCTAACCCATGTAGTGCTAGTTGATAGTGCACCACCTGCTACCCATGCTGTACCGTTAATAGAATATGCTGTTGATGTTGCACCTGTGGCGATTGCAATAAACACTCCATTATAGAATGTAATTGATTTCCAAGTTGCGGTATACGGTAGGGTAATCGATGACCAACTTACACCACCGTTGTTTGATACTGCACCAACGTTACTTGAATTGTTTGGAATCGCCATGAAATAAGTAGTTGCACCGATAGTGCCTCCTGCTACTCCTGCCCATCCTGTTGGGCCTGCCGGCAATGTTCCGCCACTGGTCCATGTTGTTCCGTTAATTGAAAAACCGGTTGTATTACCGTTTCCGTTAACTGCTACAAATCGGCCTGCAACTTGTGCAATACCTGTCCATGTTGCCGAAGCTGGCAGTGCCGCCGCAACTGAGTTAAATCCTGGAGTTGGAGTTGATGTGATATTTGATAGTACTGCTGCGCCAGGAACGAGACCGTGATTGTTAACAAAGTCTACTTGGATAGTAGCAATAGCTCCAACACTAAGTACCGTTGCAGCTGGCAAAGAAGCAACTGTTGGATCACTCAATGTTAATGATGGGTAGATAGTTATTTGATCTCCTAAATAACCAGTACCTGTTGCTGTTACAGAAGAAATCGCTCCAGTAACATCAACGGTTAATACTTCAATAATACAATCATTAAGAGGACTTACACCGTTTAACTGTGTTCCACTAATTTTAATTCTATTTCCTAAAACATATCCAACGCCGCCGGTGCCATTAAGTGTTACTGCATAACCTGCTGGGCTTCTTGATACATCAAATCTTCCGCCTGCACCTAATGGAGTAACGTTAGATCCTGCAATTCCGCTATATTGACCATTTCCTGATGATGCATTAGCTGTGTTTACTTCATAGTCAATGATAGCGCCTGTTGATGGGTTTACACTGGCTACTGTAATGCTTAGATCGTTAGCAGGTTTAGTTCCGCCTAAAATATCTCCGCCCCATGTAACTACTTCACCTACTACATAGCCTGAACCAGGATTGGTTACTGTAACACTGTTGTAAACGCCATAGTTACTAGGACCAACTGCACCCAAGCGCACAACATCAATGGTTGCACCAAAACCTGAGCCAGTAGTTTGATATTGAACGATTCCGGTATATGTACCTCCACCGTCAAATGCTGTTCCAGCGTATGAGAAATTTGTAATAGTTCCGCCGCTATCGACTGCTGTAATAGAAATAGTCAAATCGTTAGCTGGTGTTGCACCACCGAGTAAATTTCCTGCAATCTTAATTTGATCACCGCGGGCGTAGTTTTGCCCGTTTGATGTACTATCTATACGGCCAGTAACAGTATAGGCACCGCCGATACGAGCAACATCAAATCTAGCACTAGTACCAATTGAATTAACGTTAAGGCCAGCAATGTTTAGATAGGTTTGGCTTGCTCCAATTTTTACTTGATTGTACCCGCCATCGAGATTGATTCTATTTCCTGAAATAGAACTAATAAATTGTACAGCATTACCTCCAGAAGCAACACCCATGCCCTGTAAAACACCAGTAAGATCTACAATGTCAAGATATGTTTGACCTGAAATTGTAGATGCTAATAATCTAACAGTAACACTAGAGCTTCCGACCACACCACTTACTGAGGTACCTGGATAAATTGCTGGAGAGCCGGTTACTGGTGCACCTGTTGTAGGAGCTGTTCCGCTGAACACTAAGAATGTGTCGCCAGCTTCTACCTGAAATACTGTGGTTAATGTTCCTATTGATCCGTTACTAGCTACGCTAAATGTTGGAGATCCAATGCTAGCTCCTGTATAGAAGCCAGCTTGACGAACCGTAACATAAGAAGTAAACAAGCTATCGTTCAGTGTAGTACCTACTTTACTCGACGAGTAATATGTAAATTGATATGGTGTTGGTACAGAATAAATTATGTAAGAACCTTCAGCACGACTAAAACCATTAACTGCACCATTCAATCCTCTAATAGTAATTGGGGTTCCAACGCTGAAACCATGAGTACCTGTCGATGTTACAGTAATTAATGATGCTCCAAATCCGCCAGAGCTAGTGGAAGCATCAGTAGTTACGTTAGAAATAGCAACGTCGGTACCTGGAATTTCATATAGTGATGGATAGCTACGCTGTAATGCTAGTGCCTGCCACTTAGTAGGCTGTAGTCCATACTCAAAGTCCGCGTCCAACATGGCCTGCGGTGCAGCAACACGCATACGTTCGATTGCGTCTGTGCCAAAATCCCAGGGACGAATTTGTTGACTAGGTTCTTCAACAAACACTTGAATTGGTGAGCTAGCTGATAACATTGTAGTATCAACTGATAGTTCAATAGTGGTAATTGTATCTGTTGTTTGGTGCCAATACTCAAAGTCTACGTCTGATAGTGGACGACCGTCACCTGAGCTGTTGCCTCGTTTATAGATAAATGCCGATGATGTGGCATTATCAGAAAAGTTATAAAGGATGTTGCCGTTATTTGCATCAGTGATTAGCAGTACTTCACTGCTGTCATAGTTACCTAACAAGCGAATAGTAGTTACGCCTGTTTGTTTTGCTGGTAATTGGCTTAGACCTTGTTGGATTACAGTACCATATATATTCCATAATGTTGAATTACGGCCGGCAGCGCCTGCTTCTGCATTGTTTCCAACATACTTAACTTGTTGTACGCTTGTTTGATTATATGTGCTTGGGGCTGTAGTGTTTGTAAAGATATAATTGTTAATTAAATCTCTCATGTACTGTTGTGCAGTTACTTCAGGAACAGCGCCGTTACGAATTTGTGGGTTTCCGTTAATCCAAAAATACTCAGCAACCATACGAACACGAGCATTGCCGCCGTATCTTAAATCATGGATGATAGTATCTAAGTAATATCCAACGTCACGACGGCATTTTTCTGGAGCATATTTGTATCCGCTATATGGGCTAATGTTATTAGCAATATTGTAATCAATAAATGCAAGCTCTTGTGCAATAATAAATGCTTTGTTAGCAGTTAGTAGTGCAACTGCCTTTGGATACAAGTTTGCATCTTTACTGATCCCCGGTTCAAATACATAATTTTTTATCTGTTTCTTTGCCATTTATTTTTCCTTATGCTCCAAAAGCAATTGCGAAAGCTGCCACACGAGCATCTACGTAATCTTTTCTTGTTG